CCAGCAATAAGAATGTTGATGAGCGATTCTGGAAACCAGAGGTTGACGCTTCTGGAAATGGATATGCAGTTATCCGTTTCCTACCAGCACCTGAGGGAGAGACTCTTCCTTGGGCAAAACTGTACTCCCATGCCTTCCAAGGACCTGGTGGGTGGTACATTGAAAATTCCCGTACAACACTTGACCGTAACGAAAAGGATCCCGTTGGTGAAGTGAACCGCCGTCTCTGGAACAGCGGTAGTGATGAAGACAAAGAGACTGCTCGTAAGCAGAAGCGTAAGCTCCAGTATTACAGCAACATCTATGTCGTGAAGGATCCTAAGCACCCTGAGAATGAGGGTAAGGTATTCCTCTACAAGTATGGCAAGAAGATCCATGATAAGATCCTCGCTGCTATGCAACCTGAGTTCCAAGACGAAGAGAAAGTAAACATCTTCGATCTTTGGGAAGGTGCTAACTTCAAACTGAAGATCAAAAAGGTTGCAGGTTTCTGGAACTATGATTCTTCTGAGTTTGATTCTATCTCTGCTCTTAGTGCAGATGATGATGAACTTGAAGCAGTTTGGAAGCAAGAGCATAGTCTCTCTGCATTCACTGCACCTGATCAGTTCAAATCCTACGATGAACTACAGCAACGTTTGAACCTTGTGCTTGGCATTGGGCAACGTCCTGTTGCTAAACCTATCGATGAGTCTCTTGAAGACTTGAGTACAGGTCGTGGATATGATCATGCTAGTGATGATTTTAACGAGACTCCTAAGTCTTCTTTCCGTCAGCAAATGAGTGCTGCACCATCTCCTGTTAAGAAAGAAGCAGTAGTAGAAGATGATGATGCACTGTCATACTTCGCTAGTCTAGCGGAGGAGTAATGAAAGACCTTAAGATTCCCTTCGCAGTACTATCCTTCTTGCTTGTTCAAGCAGGTGGTGCTGTGTGGTTCGCATCTCAACTTGAGTCAAGAGTAACTGCTCTTGAAACTAAATCATTGAAGATCGCAGAACAGAATCGTAAGTTCCTTGTCAACGAAGTTATCCCTGCATTCAAAAGGGATAACTGGTTGGGACAAGGTTGGGAAAACAAACACTTCTAATGAAAAAATACCTGAAAGCATTATTTCATCCCGTAACCCAGATCAATTTATTGATGCTGGGTTTTTTAATAGTAATACAACTTGTACATACCAGAGCTCATCATTCGTATGAGGTTGATGTACATGGATGGAACCATCAGTTCATAAGATTGAATCCTGATGCCTGTCCCGAATCCGATTATTGAAATCCATAAAACTGCAAAAAAAATTCGGGCAAATTTTTGCCCGAAAAAGTTGATCAGATTCTTGCTCGTTTTAATTTGCCACTAACATAATCGTCACTCTTCTTGTAACGATTACGTTTTCTGAAGTCATCTACGAATGATATAAAGTATTCTTCTTTAAGAATAAAGATCTCACGTTTCTTTTCATTCTCTGCAGTGTAGTGCTCCATAACAGTAACAGCTTTTGAAACCTCGTTACCATTTTTAGTAACGTAATTACCATCAGAAAATAGGAACTTGTGTTGACCATCGTAAAAGGTCTTGTCAACATGGGTTCCTTTTTTATATTGTCCGTAATCATATGTCTCATAGTGATGGATAGTTCCATACGGATCATCATATTCAGATTCAATTAACTTTGTTAACTCTGCGTTAGATAGAGGCCAATCAAATTGTGCGTTGACAATGTTATTTGATAACAGCACTACCCAATCATACATTGAATCACCATACACATCCTTTGCTACGTGCTCTGGTCTTTGTTTGTCACCAATTTGATATAGTTTAAAGAACACTGCGTTCTCAAAGATATTTTTGTTTAATTGATATCTCCTAAAAAAATTCTTAGCAATAACAACATCTTCTTGTGTGTATGGATATCCTATAGGTTTGACTGGATATTGTATGTTTGGTACTAAAGAAAAATACATTAGTGACCTCCGTGTAGTGCTTTATTCTTACCAAACTTAACTGTACTTGGTCCGACTGGTCTAATGTCTTCTCTGTATACAAGTTTGAGTTCTTTGAATGACAATCTTAGTTCAGTTGCAACTGGATAACCATCTCTAGTTACCACATACTGTCCATCAGTAGTGTAATTGACATCAACGCCAACTAATGCACATGTTTTATACTGTGGAAGGAATGGATGTAAACCTCCCCCCTTCATGAATGCAAACTTAACTACACTAGGAACAGAAATGAAACCAACTTTACTGTCTGTTTTATTAAATGTATTTAATATACCTGGTACTTTACCTCCTTGCTGTTTACCAGGAACACCAAAGGAAGGATGCAAACATAGTTTAAATGTTCTTACAATTTCAAAAATAATCTCTGCTTCTGTCTTATTATTTGGAACCAACTTATATGTGAAGTCAATGGTTCTCATGTGAGGGTTTCTGAATAGCAATTCAGTGTTTGGATTTAACACTGCTCCTGCTGCTGATGAAAACAAATCATTTCTACTGAATTGTTCTCCAGTTGCACCTGCAATCTGATCTCTAATGAAATCAGCACCTGCAATATCAGGTAATCTTCCTATTGAATTTCCTGCATTTTCAAACTGACCTTGGATTGCTGAAAATATATTACCGTCTCTAAGTGCCTGACCACCTCTGATCTTAGCAACAGCAGTGTTACTAAATGATTGATCAGACCACTCTGCACCATATGTAGATGATACATCAGGTGGAACATATAGTACAACCTGATTTAATTGTGTATCAGGTGATAGATTGGTTATTGATAAATTATACTCTTCAATAGTTCCATACTCACCACTACCTTGTCCTATTAAGGTTCTAGGATTAAGTGTTCCTGTAGTATTACTAAATGGTGGTTTGTATCTAAAAAATTGGAACAGAATGTAATCTGTGCTTGCTAAGATAGAATCATTTGGATATCTCAGAGATGATTTGTGAGCATCGTTTCTATCATTGTCTCCCAATATTGCTTTTGGTTGTACCTTAAATGAAATTTGGTCAGCACCTAACAATTTATCCTTTTGATCTCTAAACGTTTGTTTGAGATCAGCAACAATATCCTCTGCAAAATTACCAACAGGACTGTTCTCAATCCAATTAATAACACCTTCTAGATCATCATCTAGACCAATTGTTTTAAGTGGACCTTTGATGAAACCTGGAAGTGCATCAAACCAATCATTACTGGTTGTTCCAGATTTTACTTCATCATTAGTAGTAGTATCTTCCTCTACCTGTTGTGCTACTGGTTTTGGATCTGCCATTATTTACTTTGACCCCTGATTTTATCATAGAAAGTTTCATCGGTATCTCTCCAGACAAGTTTCTTATCTATAGGAAAGTTCATACCATTGATACTTTTCACAAATTCCTCTGTTGGTAAAAGAATAGCACTATCCCACTCTGCTTGAGCAAGATCAATGTACACTCCTCCTTGGACATGGTTATGTAGGTATTTATGGAAACATGCCTTAGGTATGTCAATTCTTCCTGCCAATAGTTTTTTAGTTGCTATCATTCTCCTTTTTGGTGACAGGTAGTGTAAATTTACTCCCGTAAATTCAGAACCTTTTGACTTAAGAACATATACTAATGGAAATCTATCGTAGTAAGGCAACCATCTCATCTTTGCTTGATACTCAAACATATAGAAATGTTTTTCTAATGTAGTGTTACGTAACTCATTTTGAGTTTGAGACACCTCTGTACTGCCTTTATTATTAAAATTTTTATTGTATTTACCAGATTCTGATTTGACTGCTGATCTATACCATTTTATAGATCTCTTCTGTCCTGCACTTAAATTTTTTACTTTGTCGAACAGAGTTTGGTATCCTTCTACCGTTGTGCTTGCGGTTCTAATCGCTGTAGAACCAAATCCTTGTGCCATTGTTTCATACTCCTAAATGATCCTCGGTTAATATCAAGAAGCTCATCTGCCTGTCTTCACAATATTCACGAGCAGCAGACCATTTAGTTTGGTTCTTTGCGTATGTTAATGCAGCATTACGATACGAGGCAGTCCTTTTATTTTTTGCATTAGGTGGTTTTGTTTGTTTTTTGGGTTTTACTTCAATAATATACTTCGTGATCTTTCCTGACTTTTCACGAACTTTTATGTAGAAATCAGGAAAATAACGTCTTACTTTACCATCAGGTGCTCTGTATGGTATAATAATCTCTTCACTACCCCACTGTAATATACTAGGGTTATTGTCACAGAACACCATGAACTTTCGTTCCCATAGCGACCTGTAAACAATATTAGTCGGGTTGCCACGGTACTTCTTAGGATTCACTGGTTTGTAAAATCCAGAGTACGCCATAAATATAAAAAGACCAACATAGGTATTTAGTGTGTCTATAGACAACTTTTTAAAGAAGATCAATAATAGAGGTGGTGTTGCTTCAAGCAATAACTTTGATGTGCATTTTTATTTGACAGATGAACTGAAACAAGCTTTGGGTTCATATTTTAAAGAAGAGTACATAAAAATGTTTTGTGATGAAGCACAGTTACCTAATATTAGTACTGGAACTGGTGGAATCGTTGGAAGATACCTAGGTGAGAGTCAAGTAAACTATGCAACCAGTCGTGTATTCAGTACATTTCAATTAGGTTGGATGTTG